CTGCAGGGTCTGAAGGAAGATTGGCGTGCAGGCACGGTGCCGGCGGGCGGGTTGTTCCTGACTGCCGGGGTCGACGTCCAGAAAGACCGGATCGAGGTTGATGTCTGGGCATGGGGCAAAGGCCTGCAAAGCTGGCTCATTGATCACATCGTCATCGACGGCGGCCCGGGCGATCAGGCGTGCTGGCAGAAACTGACTGACCTACTCGGCCGAACTTGGGTTCACGCTAGTGGCACGCCGATGACAATCGCGCGGCTCGCGATCGATACCGGCTATGAAACCGCAGCCGTCTACGCTTGGGCGCGTCAGGTTGGCTTTGCGCAGGTCGCACCTGTTAAGGGCGTTGAGGGCTTCAATCGGGCAAGCCCGGTGACGGGGCCGACGTTTGTCGACGCGACGATCGCGGGCAAACGTCTGCGCAGGGGGGCGCGGCTTTGGACCATCGCCACCTCGACTTTCAAGGCCGAGACCTATCGTTTCCTGCGGCTCGATCCGCCGGAGATCACCAGCCCGGGGGATGGGGAGCGGTTTCCTCCCGGCTTTCTTCATCTGCCGGGCTGGGTCGACGCTGAATGGCTGAAACAGCTCACGGCCGAGCAGTTGGTGACGGTCAAGAACAAGCGCGGGTTCGCTAAGCTCGAATGGCAAAAGCTGAGGGAACGCAACGAAGCACTCGACTGCCGTGTCTATGCGCGGGCAGCCGCTTGGATCCTCGGAGCCGATCGCTGGTCAGACGCGAGGTGGGAAGAACTCGCGGCGCAGTTTGCGGTCGCTGATGGCAGGGGCACGGCCTCTACCACAGGCCCGCAATCTGTACGCAACGCACAGGTGCGCCGCGTTTCGCGGTCAACATACATGGGATGAGTTTGGGCATGGCGGATCTGGCGACACTGAAACTCCGCCGGGAGGCCCTAACCTCGCAGCGCGCCTCGGGCGTTGCTCGCGTCAGCTACGACGGCAAAACGGTGGACTATCGCAGCCTTGCCGAGATCGACCGGGCCATCGAAGCGCTCGATCGTGACATCGCCTTGGCAGAGGGCCGGCGGATTGTGCGGCAGGTGCGCGTGACAACGGCCAAGGGGCTCTGACAGAGATGGGGATGTTTGACCTGTTTCGCCGCTCCAAGCCAGGCGGCCCTGAAGCCATGCGCGCGCGTCTCGAAGGGGCGATGGCCAAGCGCCGCCTGCGCGGCTGGAACCCGCCGCTCGAAAACATCAATGCGTTGGTCGCCTCTGGCGGGCCCAGACTGCTGGCCCGCTCGCGTGAACTGGTGGTGACCAACGGCTATGCCGCCAATGCTTGCGAGGCTTTCGCAGCAAATCTCGTCGGCGACGGCATCAAACCGTCTTCGCTCATTACGGATGCGGCACTGCGTGACCGGGTCCAGAAGCTCTGGCTCGCCTGGACTGACGAAGCCGATGCCGATGGGCTGACCGATTTCTACGGCCTGCAGGCCATGGTCGCGCGCGAGATGTTTGTTGCGGGCGAGTGCTTCGTTCGCCTTCGGCCCAGACGGGCGGAAGACGGGCTGCTGGTTCCACTGCAATTGCAGCTTCTGCAATCCGAGATGCTGCCGTTTGAGAAAACCGAAACGGATCCAAACGGGAACCGTATCCGCTGCGGGATCGAGTTCGACCTGATTGGGCGGCGAGTGGCCTATCACTTCCGCCGCCGCCATCCGGGCGACAGCACGGATCAGCGGGTGGCGGTGCCAGATACTGTCCGCGTGCCAGCCGAAGAGGTTCTGCACATCTATCGGCCGATCGATGCGGGTCAAATACGGGGCCTGCCGCATGTAGCTCCCGCCATGGTGCGGCTGTTCCTTCTCGATCAATACGATGACGCTGAACTCGACCGCAAAAAGACCGCGGCGATGTTCGCGGGCTTCATCACCAAGACGGCACCCGAAGACCCGATGATGGGCGAAGGGGCAGCTGATCTCGATGGTGCCGCCATTGCGAGCCTTGAGCCCGGCACCATGCAGGTGCTGTTGCCCGGCGAGGATGTGAAGTTCTCGAGCCCCGCCGATGTGGGCGGGGGCTATGAGGCGTTCCAATACCGCACGCTGCTTGCGGTCTCGGCCTCGCTGGGGCTGCCGTATCACCTCGTCACCGGCGACGTTCGGCAGGCGAACTATTCGAGCCTGCGGGCCGAACTGGTGGAGTTCCGCCGCCGCGTTGGCCAGTTGCAGCATGGGGTCATGGCCCATCAGCTTTGCCGTCCCGTTTGGCGGCGCTGGCTGGACACGGTCGTGCTCTCGGGGGCTCTGGATGCAGATCCTGTCACGGCTCGGCCGGTTCAATGGATCCCGCCCCGGTGGGATTGGGTGGATCCGTTGAAGGACATTCAAGCGCAGGTGCTGGCAATGGAGGCCGGGCTAACCTCGCGGCGCAAGGTGGTCGAGGCCACCGGCTACGACATCGAAGAGGTTGATCGCGAGAACGCAGCGGATGCCAAGCGCGCATCTGATCTGAGACTGACCTATCGCGCCAGTCCCGGCGAGACGCAGGGCGCGCGCGCCACACCAACTGGGATCCCTGACCCGAATACCCCCAACGAGGACGGCAGCGGGTCGTCCACGACACCGCAGCAGGAGTAAACTCATGAAATCCTGGTACTCGATCCGTGCCCGCGCGTCAGGCACGGAAGTGCTGATCTATGACGAAATCGGCGCTTACGGCGTCACGGCGAAAGGCTTTCTGGCAGAGCTGGGCGCGCTGCCCGACGATGCGGCGATCGACCTGCGCCTCAACAGCCCTGGCGGCTCGGTCTTTGATGCTGTCGCAATTTACAACGCGATCAAACGCCATGTGGGTGAAATCACCGTCTGGATCGATGGGATCGCGGCCTCAGCGGCGAGCTATATCGCCATGGCAGGTGACACCATCGTCATGCCGGAAAACGCCTTCCTGATGATCCATGACCCCTCGGGGCTGGTCATGGGCACGGCCGAGGATATGCGGTCAACGGCCGAGGCGCTCGACAAGGTGAAGGGCAGCCTGATCCAAGGCTATGCGTCTAAGTCTGGAAAGCCGGATGACGAGATCGCCGCTCTGATGGCGGCAGAGACCTGGCTCGATGCCAAAGACGCACTGGATTTCGGGTTTATCGATCGCATCGCCGAGCCGGTGAAACTCGCCGCGTCCTTTGATGTGGCGCGGTTCCGCAACGCCCCGCCGGAAGTGGTGGACGCGGCAAGTGAACCCGATGAGCCTGCAATCCCGGAGCCGCAGGCCGAGCGTGTTGCCGACGCCAACACCCAGCCTGACCTCGCAAAGGTTGAACCTGAAGAACCGCCTTCGGGCGACGATAATCTAATGGCCTCGGATGCCGTCGGGATCCGCGCCCAGGCCATCGCCCATGCACGGGCCGTGATCGATCTCTGTCGCCTTGCAGGCCAGCCGCAGATGGCTGGGCGATTCCTCGAAGAGGATGCCAGCCTGGACGAGGTCCGCAACCTGCTTCTGGCGGCAAAGGCCGAGGCAACTCCCGACATCACCGCTGCGCATGCCCAGCCCGGGCGGGTGGCCACCACAAATCCCTGGGGCGAGGTCATCGCCCGCACCTTCAAGACGAAAGGATAAGCGTCCATGACCACGCTCACTGAAGGCAAACACGCGGGCGGCTTCCTCGTCTGGGAAGTCCTGCGCGATTACACCCGAGAAACCGTCACCATCACTTCCGGTGCTGGAAAGCTCGAGCCTGGGACCGTTCTCGGAAAGATCTCCACGGGCGGTAAATACACCGGGCTCGCACCGGCGGCGACGAACGGCAGTCAGAATGCCGCTGGCATTCTCTGGGCGGGCGTTGACGCGTCAGCCGCCGATGCCTCTGGTGTCGTCGTACTGCGCGGCCCTGCCATCGTCAGCCGACACCAGATCGGTTGGCCTGCGGGCGCGACCGAGGCGCAGATCACGACTGCAACCACCTCCCTCGCTGCGCTCGGCATCGTGCTGCGCTGACCCTTCCACTGAAAGGACACACCCATGGCAACCATGGACATCTTTGAGGGCGACGCCTTCAGCATCATCGAGCTCACCCGGGCTCTGGAAAACATCCCGTTCAAACCGGCAATCCTGTCGGGTGCAGGCCTCTTCGGATCGCGTGGCGTGCGCCAACGCACCGTGATGATCGAAAGCCGCGATGGCACACTGTCGCTGATCCCGTTCTCAGAACGTGGCTCGGCCTATGAGAGCCAAGTGCCTGAGCGGCGCGACATGCGCGCCTTCGTCTGCCGTCAGTTCAAGAAGCAGGACGTGCTTTGGGCCTCCGAAATCCAGGCGATCCGCGACTTCGGTTCCGAGACTGCGACCCAGCAGGTGCAAACCGAAGTAGCCCGCAAGATGGGTCGCCTGCGCAACGACGCGGAAGCCACCTTCGAGTTCCACCTCTTCAACGGCATCCAGGGCGTGGTGAAGGACCCCAAGGATGGGGCCACGGTCGTCAACTACTACACCGAGTTCGGCATCACGCCGGCCGCGGAGGTTGACTTCGACCTCGACAACGCGACCCCCGCCTCGGGCGCCTTGCGCAAACGCTGCCAGGCGCTGATCGAAAGCGTCGAGGACAGCCTCGGCGGTCTTGCTGCGGGGCAGATTCAATTGCGCGCCGAATGCGGCTCGGCCTTCTTCGCCGATCTCGTTGCCCACAAGGAGGTGCGCGAGACCTATCTCAACACCGCTGCCGCTGCCGATTTGCGCGGGCGTGTGGGCGAAGAGGTCAGCTTCGGCGGCATTACCTTCCGCCGCTATCGCGGAGGCCTCGGTTTCGGTGTGCCGACGGATAAGGCGTATTTCTACCCCGAGGGGGTCGAGGGGCTCTTCGAGATCTACTACGCCCCCGCCGACACGTTCGAGACGGTGAATACGCTCGGCCTGCCGCTCTATGCGCGCATGATCCCAGACCGCGACCGTGACGAATGGGTGCGGCTCGAGATTGAAAGCAACCCGCTGCCGATCTGCACCCGTCCTCAGGTTCTGCGCTCTGCGCGGCGGACCTGATGACCGCCTTTGCAGACGCGCTGGGGGTTCTTTTTACCGACCCCAACATCTCGGTCGAGTTGTGGCATCGGGATGGTAAGGGGCAGTTCACCCGCGCGCGCGGCATTCTGCGACGTCCCGACGAAATTACAGAGTTTGGGTCGGCACGGCTGCTTTCTGACACCACCCGGATTGACGTTCGGGTGGTGGATATTCCTGATCCGCGCCCACAGGAACAGATCCTGATCGGGGAAGAGACCTTCCTGATCCAGGGCGAGCCGCGCCGTGACCGCGAACGGCTGATCTGGAGCATTGACCTTAACCCGGCGTGACCCCAGCATGAAACTGACGCTTGGCATTGATCTCAACTTGGTCGCAATGATGCAGGCGGAAATCAATGCGGGCGAGCGAGCGGTATCGGCAGCAATCCTTGAAGCGAGCTCGGGCCTCAAGTCAGACTGGCGCCGCCAGATCACCGGTGCGGGCCTTGGGGACCGTTTGGCGCGCACCATCCGATCGGCGCAATACCCCAAGGGCAAGGCCAGCCTCAATGCGGCGGCCCTCGTTTGGTCCAACGCTCCCATGATTGTGGGTGCACACGAAACTGGCCCACTCATTCGCTCAAAAA